GGCAGAGTATCTGTTCAAGGATGGTTCAATGATTGGTCTTAACGACAAATTGTTGCAGCAGTATGTTGAATGGATTGCGAACCGTAGAATGAGAGCAATTGGTTTAAGACCATTGTATGATATTCCAGCAAAGAACAATCCACTTCCTTGGACCGAACATTGGATTTCTTCTAAGGGTCTTCAAGTTGCTCCACAAGAAACAGAAGTCGAATCCTATATTGTCGGAGGAATCAAACAAGATGTTACCGAAAATACTTTCTCAGGATTCCAATTATGATGATTGGTGTGAGCAAGAAATTTTGAATGCTTATAAAGAAGCAGCAGAGTATGATGACTTCTTGTTTGGGGATTGTGACTATTCTTATGTTTGGATAAACAATAAACCTAATGATGTGAATTGAGGGTCTTTATGACCCTCTTTTTTATAAATAAGATTATAAAAAATAAAAAAAGAAATGTCTAGACTTACTGGTACTCATGCTTTAGAATTAAAGGAAGCATATAATGCAGTTTATGCTCATCAAGAAAGTGAAGTAGAACTTACTGAGGAGCAAATTCGGGAGGATTTTGAAAACTGGGTAAATTCACTTGTAGAAGAAGGTCATGACCTGAGTGAGTATACTTGGGAAGATATGTATGAGTATTTTGTAACTGAAGCACCTCTTACCATTGGTCCTGGTGGATTTAATATTGGGGGCAAACCAGTTCAGCAAGGTATGTCTCCTATTTTTAATAGACCAAGACCAAGACCAACAGCACCACAAAAAGGTCTTTCTATTGGTCCTGGTGGATTTAATATTGGGGGCAAACCAGTTCAGCAAGGTATGTCTCCTATTTTCCAAAGACCTGGACAACCAACACCTACAAGACCTGCCCCAACACAAAGACCTGCTGCTACCACTCCTGCAGCGCCTACAAGACCTGCCCCAACACAAAGACCTGCTGCTACCACTCCTGCAGCGCCTACAAGACCTCCTGCTGCTCCAGCAAGACCCTCTACCACACCAGCAAGACCAGTTGCAGGATCTCCAAAATCTACACCATCAACTCAGTCTCCAACTTTAGGATTTCAACTTGCCCAACAAGGCGTAAATCTTGCTCAACCTAAAAAACCAAGTCTTGCATCACAAGCGGCAGAACTTCGTGCAATGCAAGCAGCATCACGTCAGCGTCAAGGTCTTACACAAAGTTTTGATGTTTTTGATGTAATCAAGGGTCATCTTATTGATGAGGGTTATGCTGACACTGAAGAGACGGCACTTGTAATTATGGCAAATATGAGTGAAGATTGGAGAGAAGGTATCCTTCAAAACCACAATCACCAAAACCAACAAAGTTGGCAAGAAAAAGAAAAAGACATGATGATTGGGAAGGACCTGATGGGGAAAAGATGAATCAAAGAGCAAGAAGAGTAGTCGGAACTCAGCGTAGGCAGGATACTGAAACTGGTGTAACTAATTAATTATAAATTTTTAAACGGTCTATCAGAGGGTCTTCATAGACCCTCTTTTTTTATAAATAACTAAAAAGTAAGAAAGAAACATGAAGTCCTTTAGTCAGTTTTTGCAAGAGTCATATTTGAGTGAAGCAGAAGCAAGTCAACTTAGATTATTAACAAAAGATGATAAAGCAAAAGATTATACGAAAGCAGGAACTGGTAAAGGTAAAGTTCCATTTCCTTCTTATGATTCAGTGCCAACTAGAAGTAATTCTACGGCAACTCCTCCAAATAGACCCTCAGGCGGATTTGGAAGACAATCTCAGGGACAATTGAGTATTCCGGGAACTAATGTTGGTAGACCTGGAGATGAACTTAGGAATCAGGCAGAAATTGAACAAAGAAAAGCAACAGAAAGAGCATCTAATCCAAAACCACCAAAACCAGATGGAGGATCATCTGGAGGTGGCGGAAAACCACCATCTGGCGGAAAACCACCTTCTGGAACACCTGGAGAAATTAAACCTACATCACCTAAAGGTAAATTTCCATCTGGGTTAGGTAGAAACTTGGGTCGTGCTGCTTATGGACTTGAGGCAGGTTTAGAAGCAATGGACCAAAAATCAAAAGGTCGTAAAACCGGGTCTGCTATTACAATGGGAGCAACTAAAGCAGCAGGTGGATGGGCAGGAATGAAAGCAGGTATTGCTGCAGGTGGTAAATTAGGATCTGTATTGGGTCCTAAAGGTGCCGCAGTAGGTGCTTTAGTTGGTGGCGGTGCCGGTTATCTTGCCGGTTCTGGCATTGCTAAAAAAGCGTCTGAGACAGTTGCTGGAGCAACTGGTAAAGAAAAGGCAGCAATGGCAACTGCAAATCGTCAGAGTCAATCTGGTAGTGCTCTTAAAGGTATCGGTGGTAAAACGACCTTTGATACTAAAAAGAATACAATCACAACTGGTACAGGAGCACAAAGAAGAACTGCTCAGTTAGGTAAAACATCTGTTGTAACTGGACCTGGTGGTAAGCAAGATACTGGATACCTTGCTTATAAAGGTGGTAAAGCAGTTTACAAGAGAGCAGCATCACCACAATCTCTTGCTCAAACATCTTCCAATCCACTAGAAAGAATTGGCAGATCTTTATTTGCTGGTGCTTATAAGAAATCTGATACTGCTGCCGCCGCTAAGAAACTTCAACAAGCAAAACAATCTGATGTTGCTCGTAATAAAGCACTTGGCGTTAAAATGAAACCTGGTGGGTGATTTTTATAAATACCTTTAAAGGTAATTAAAACTATAACCATGTCTAATATTTCGCCAGATTTTATTCATAATGTTGGATATTTGTATGAAGAAATCAATGTTCAACAGCAAGATTTCTTAAATGAAGATTCTGAATATTATGATGCTGAAGCAGCAGAACTGGTAGAGGATATTTTATCTACTATTTCAGTATCAATGATTTATGAAGGTTATAGTGTAAGTGCTGTAATTGGATTTTTGGCAGACTCATCAGAAGAAGATATTTTAGAAAAGTATTTGTCATTTAATGAGAGTGTTCTTTCCGAAAGCACAGTTTCCGAAGATTATGCTGAAGAGCAACTTCAACAACTTGATGAATTTCTTGGTGCTGCGCTTAGAATTGCAGGAGCTGGTCTTAAAGCCGCAAAATATGCTAAAGGAGCAAAAGGACTTGCTCCTTTAGCTAGACTTGGTTCTGGTTTGCAAGGAGCGGGAAAAGCAGCATCCAGAGTTGCACAGCAAGGTACAAAAGCAAGTGCAGTTGTAAGACCAGCAATATCTAAAGCAGTTACTAAAGTAAAGGATATTGCTAAAGGTGCAAAATCTATATCAACTAATCCAGTTGCCAAAAATATTGCAAAAGGTGCTGGTATCTTTGGATTAGGTGCTGCTGGAGGATTTGTTGGTGCTAAGATGGCAGGTGCTGGTTCAGGAGGCTCTCAAAAACCAACTGATAGTTCGAAGCAAACTCCATCGACGATCCCACCAGAATCTGCTAAACCACCTAAAGCAGAAGTAACAACTCCAAAAGCGCCTGAAGCGTCTGGGGGAGGATCTAAGGCGTCATCTGGAGGAGGATCTAAAGTATCTGCTCCAGCAGCAAAACCAAAATCACAGGATAAACCAAAATCTGGTGAAACTCCAATGCAACAATGGGCAAGATTAAACCCAAAACTTGCTGCTAAAGTAAAACCAGGACAATCTGGATATGAAGAAATCTCTCAGACAAGAGTAAAACCAAGTTCTTATGAAAAGCAGGATCAAACTCCAACTCAAGGATCTTCAACTGCACAAATTAACGCTAACTCCATAGAAGCAGATATTAAAGCAGAGCAAGAAAGAACAAAGAAAAGAATGGAACAACAAAAATCTTCTACCACAACTACTAAAGAATCTTATGAACCTTATGATATTCTTTTAGATTACTTGATTGATCGTGGTCATGCAGATAGTCTTGAAGAAGCACATTATATCATGTTGGAAATGGATGAATCTGCTGTTGGTGTAATTATGGAAGAATATGAAAATTATATTCTTGCTGAAGAAGTTTCGAAATGGGTAGATGGTCTTTTAGAAGAAGGATATGATCTCTCTGAGTATACTTGGGATGATATTATTGAGTATTATGTAAATGAAGCAAGAGAAGATGAAGGATTAACACCACTCCAAAAAATTAGAAAAAGAAATAAAGAATATTTCCGTAATTTTCCAGATGAAAGACAACAAACATCTACAAGAAGAGCAGAACTTTCATCACAAAGAGGTGTTAAAAAATCAAAAGGAGAAAAAAGTGCTTTTGGGACCATGAGACATGTTGGTGGCCCATATAAGTAACTTAAGAAGATTATAACATAATCGAAGGGGGCTTGACAAGTCCCCTTTTTTATTGCTAGACTAGGTTTGTCTCCGTTGAAGATAAATAATAGCTCTTTAAGATTACTTTATGAGCTATGAGAATCCTTGGAGATTCAATGGAGAAGTTTTTGAGTCTCATCATATTGAAGATTATTTTGGGTTTGTATATCTTATATCTTCAAACAAAACTAATCGTAGATATTGGGGTAGAAAATATTTTTGGTCTTTTAGAACTCCTCCAGGAAAAAAGAGAAGAGTAAAACAAGAATCAGATTGGAAAAAGTATTATGGTTCTTGTCCTGAGTTGAAAGAAGATATTAAAAAGTATGGTAAAGAGTTTTTCAATAGAGAAATCATAAGTCTTCATAAAACAAAAGGGGATTGTAATTATGAAGAAACAAGACAACTTTTTCTAAATAATGTATTGAGAGAATCCCTTGACGATGGGTCGCCAGCATACTACAATAGTAATATTCTAGGACGCTATTTAAGAAAAGATTATGGTAACTTTGGAACAAACTCTTCGTCAATCCCATGATTGGGCAATTGATCGTATTCATTATTTGAGTGAAATGGATATTGATGATGCATATGCGATTCAATCTGAATTTAGTGAATGGTTGAATCCAGACATTCTAAAACATGATATTTTTTCACTAGAATACATAGGAGATTAAAATGCGAATAGACCTTCACAATTTTTTCAAGAATTTTGATGAAAATAATCCAAAGCATATTGCTGCAGTAGAGCAACTTGAAGTGGATCTTGCAAATAAGAATCCAGATTTGATTGATGATACTTCAAACTGGGTTCGTATTTACAGAACAAAACCAACAGTTCCTGGTGTTCTCTCAGTTCCTTATTATCCACAGACAGATAATTATAGAGACGCAAATAGAACCTGTAATTCATCTTCTTGTGCGATGTGTCTAGAATACTTTAAACCAGGCACTCTAAAAGGGTCCAAAGGCGATGATGCATACATTCAAAAAGTATTTGCCATCGGTGATACAACCGACCACTCAGTACAGACTCTTGTTCTTAAGGATTATGGAGTTAATTCTGAGTTTAGGTATAATCTTGGTTTCGCTGACCTTGATCGTGAGCTTGCTGCTGGCAGACCCGTTGCTATTGGTATACTCCACAGGGGTTCTTTATCTGCTCCTACTGGTGGGCACATATGTGTAGTGATTGGTAAGAAAGGTGAAGATTATGTTGTAAATGATCCTTATGGTTCTCTGAATGATGGATATACTGGACCTGTAACAAATGGCAAGGGTGCCGTTTATAAGAAGTCTGATCTGATGTATCGTTGGTTAGAGAAAGGAAAAGATAAGACTGGATGGGGAAGAATCTTTAATGTAAAAAAGTAGAATCACCAATCGATGAAATTCCTTTGGTTGGTGTTAAATTAATTAAAGAATTTGAAGGATGTTTTTTATATTCCTATAATGATCCGCACACAGGAGGACTGCCTATTACAATAGGGTGGGGAAGCACCAAGGATTTTAATGA